GTGTCTTTGCCCTATCAAAAAACCTACCCCCCTTAGATGAATTGCAACTAGAACATAATACTTCTAAGTTTGAAGGGTTATCATCGCCACCTAATCTGCGTGGCACTATATGGTCAACGCTCAGCCGCTCCTCGGTTCCACAGCGTTGGCAACATCCATCTCTTTGTATGATCGATTGCCTTAACTTACGCCAAGCATTAGTAGATCCCTTATCACTTAACTTACTCATTAAATATCACCATAACAGATCTCACATAGTAACCAGTTAAGCATCTCAATTAGAGTATCTCGATCTTGTGTACCACCGCATCTACTGCATGTACCTTCATCCATTACTGCCATCCCTTAGTTCTTAGATGATGCAATGCTTTGCAATAGTCCGGTATCTCTGGGTTGTTCTTATCGAATGAATATCTATGAGCTACATAATACCAATAGGTAAAGAACTGGTAATCGTATGGCTTGCCTTTAACATGATTGCTTTTGATTTGATAGTAACCATGAGTTTGCTTAGTACCTGACTTATTACCAATGGCATTTATATTCCAGGATGATTCTCTATGAACTATCTCGTTATGACATTTATATTGATTGTCTGGTAATTGATAATTAGCCAATTCTCTTAGCTTCTTATTTGGCACTATTGAAGCCTCTAATCTAGGCAATACTGCGCTAGATAGAGATATCCCAATAACAACGGCTAACACACGCGCTACGCCTTTCAGGCGCGAGTTGAAGCCTTGATGGCTTCTAGCCGATAGTGTACCGAACGCACTCTGCATTTGAGAGAAAGTCCTGCTCAGACGGCGTGGCGATTTACTTTGAGTCGGTAGAATAGAACCCAGAACCTTTGAACTGGATACCGAAACTGCTATAAATCTTACGCATTGGTTCGTGGCATAAGCCGCATTCGACCAGGTGATCTTCATTTATCTTGAACTCCTTCTCGTATCTGAGATTGGCTTCGCATCGATCATTAGTGCATTCAAACTCATAGATCGGCATTACTTCTCCACATTGTCTATATGAACGCTCTCAATATGAGACTTCATCATCCGACTAATCTCGGCTTGGCTCAAGAAGCTTGAAGCAGCCTCTAGGGAATAGCCGCATAAGCAAGTGTGCATCCAGCGTGGTTTCTCTTGATCCATTATTGATCCTCACATGATTTGCATTGCCCGGTAAAAGTCCATTCACCACAACCTGTGCATCGCTTGATATCTGCATCAGTTAAAGTGTGGGCGAAATCGTCATAACCTGCTTTACGCATAAGATCGACCAGATCGGATAATCGAAGAAACGCCAGGTAAGACCCCACATCACTACCTTGTCCATTCAATCGGCTGACAACTACAGGAATTTCCCCTTTCCCTGTTGTTCGCTTTCCGACCTGATCGATCCATGCTTTAGGTTGAAAGGATGCTCGGGCTTTGACTTCAACATCAAAGTACGGAACCCCAGTAACATCGCTTCCAGACCTACCTGCACCCGTTGCAAGAGCATAAGGCCAGCCATTTTGGCTGAAGTACTCCGCGACTAACCTTTCGGTCTTATAGCCGCGATGTTTTCTACTTTGAGACATTAGACTCCAGAGTTACTGCATGGCAATCTGGACATGACCAAGTAAAGCCAGCCGATAACGATCCACCAGTTATGACGATCTCTGATACATCGAATTCACGATTACAGAGACAGCATCGAGTAGTAATCCCTGAGGCATGAACGCTATCTCTAATCTTCTTATAGTGTTCAATAACATCAACATCAGGGAATGACTCCCATTCTCCATCTTGATTCATAAATTGTAGGCTGCTCATTAACCTCTCGCCTTCTGCTTGACCCATTTACCATCGCGGTTAATCTCTAACCACACAGGCTCGCACTTTTCTAAGAAGCCACCAGCAGGGTTTTGGCATCTGAACTGCGCCCAAGGCTTATTGTTTTTCTTGGACACGCCTTCGCTAAACGCCATAACTCCATGTTGGCAGGTTGGAATATCATCATCGATCTTGGTTCCCTGTAGCACATTTTCAATAAGTGCAACTGCCTCACTAGCTGTAGGTGTTGGATGTACTTCCTTAGTTGTCCAAGGATCATCCTCGACCGGCATTGTTATCTTGTCTGCTAACTTCTCAGCGAATGGCTTTGGTTGTCCTTGATTGACTTTTGCCATTTCTTCACGACTAGGGCGTTTGCCTTTCGAAGCATAATTTGCGTTAGCCAATGCACGACCAATCGCACTCGTCTCGCAATTCTCAAGCGCCGAAGTAGAATTAACTCCTCGCGTACTGACGGTTTCCTCTGCATAGCCAGTTGTCCAAGGCTGTGCATCCACTTCAGTTCGATAGATAGCAGCCTGAACAATAAAGCGCTGCAAGGTATGCTCAACGAGCGTAGTATAAATTCGACCATCTGGATGTTCCTTCCAAAACTTCGCTAGGCGTTCTTCAACGGTTTCGTAATCTTCTAGATTAAACATATAACTCATTCTCCTCTAATTTGAGTTGACCAGAGATTGCCATGTACGCCGCGCCATCGATGTAGTTATCGACTTTTCCAGTTTCCATTGATCTTGCGACTTTGACCAGCGCCATACACATCGCAACTTGGTGAGGCTCGATTGGCATTTCAAGGTATGCAGCCCATAGGGATGCGGTTCTGGACATATTGTCCGAAGGATGTCCGTAGTCAAGACCACGATCCTGGATGATGGCTCTAGCTTCTGTAAGGTAATCATTGGCTTTCATACTCTTACCTTATCTTGCTGATCGTAAAACTTGCGCATTGCCCGGCGGCCTTCTCTGTAACCAGCATCTACGCCCAATGAGTAAAAGATAACTGCTGTACCTAACCAGCCGACCATTAAAATGCCGATTTCATAGATATTCATATTGCTCCCGATCCGCCAGAGTTTCTGGCTTCTTGGAATAATTGTTACATGACTAGCAGACAGAACCGCGATCATTTAGATAACGAAATGGTAACAATTCTTGGTCATCAACATGGTCATCGATTGTCCGATTAATGTCTGGGAAATCATCGAGGCCTGCCATAGCGCCTTCCATGGACTACGAAAGTCCCATCCTTTTCAAGGTTCACTAAAGTTACCTGGCTATCTTCAACCAGGATAAAAGCCTGCTGCCAGTTCATAGTTCCCTTGGTATAGCCAGCCTTGCGAACATCCATTAGATGCCCACCTTCGACTCCACGCAGAATACGCCCTATTTTGCCCCCAGAAGCCTCTGTGAAGGCCGATGAGCCTGCTCTATGAGTATGTCCGCAGACCACGCTTAAACCGTGTCTACGAGCCGCTCCAAGGGCTGTAAGGCCTGCATTAGGGTTAATACCCTGCTCATCCCCATGAACTGCTACCCAGCCCTTAGCGAAGGCGTAAGGCTTCTTATGATAGGTAATGCCCAATTCATCTAAACGCATAAAGCGCTCGAACTTAAGTTCTGGCAACGCCAAGAATGCTGGGATCTTCTTCATGATTACATTGTAAAGACGGTCGGTATGGTTAGAGCGGATCATGTGAGCCTCTTTGGAATGCTCGACTAGCGACCACAGAACCTCAACCGCTAGATCGCGATCCTCAGCTAGTGTCTGTTCGTACCAGCCTGGCGTTCCGTCTGACCATCGGCTGATCTGTGGGAGATCGATTTCGTCTCCGAGAGTAACCACGCTATCTGGGCGATATGCCTTGATAAAAGATGCAACATTGCGTACAGCAACTTCGTCATGATATGGAACCTGTAGATCTGGAACGATTACAGTTCTTTTCATTTTTAATCCTCATCGTCATCATCGTATGGGATCTCGCCCGGCAGATTAGGAAGCCAGTTAGGAGTAGGCAAGATTGTTGCAGGATAAGTTAAAGGTTCAAGCAAAATAGCCAATGCCATTTCGGTTGAGAATCCTGCTCTTCTTAGGGATTTGTAATACTCATTAAGCCCGATGCAGTACTGATCTAGAATAGAGTAAGCCTCTAAGTCGATAGCCTTCTTTCGCGCCATAATAAAATTATCGCTCTAAGAGTATGTTGTAGATCTCATCGACACGCGAATTAAGTCGCTTAATCTCCGACAGCAAGTGAGTGATTACATAGCCAGCCAAGCCACCCACTATCGCAAGAGTAGCAATATAAAGATTGAGCAGGTCTGTCTGTGTCATTTTTTAGGTGTCGCATATCCGAATACTCCAGCAAGAACAGCCCATAGAATTGAGCGGTAATCTGCCGCGAAGTTAGATGCTGCCCATGCTGAAAGGAATGCACCTGCGGTCAATACTGCTGGGTTCTTCATATTCATTTGCTTGCTCCTAGTAGTGGGATTTGAAAGAACGAACCATCTTGATCGCCCTTGATACTGAAAGATATATGGCAATGATGGCGGTGCTTATTGATGCCTGTATAAGTTCTCCAACGCCACGCGCTTTTGGCGCTGGCAATCTTGCCATCGAAGATGATGTAAGAGATGCGTTTATCAGACTTTGCCAACTGACGAAGTTGATCTGCCAAGTCAGGCATGATGTCTGGCTTCGGCTTTCCTGATAAATCCCGGTCAATGTCAATGGCACGAACCCAGCCCTGCGCATCTGGATTATGGTCAGACTTACGAGCTGAGTGGCGACTATCGCCGATCCAGCCATCCGAGGTGCGATCACGATCGCTGAAACAATCATCGAACTGTTCGCGAAGTTGTTGACCTGCTTTGCATAACTTTGGTTTCATGCCAGGAGCAATTTTGCTTCTTCGATGGTGATCCCTAACTTTGCAAGAAGTTCATTCTTAGCCAATTCACGCGCCTGAGCCTCGTTCTTAGCCAACAAGAATTCAGCCTCATCCTGCTTCATTTGCTTTAACTCTGCGGCGTTTGGTTCTCTTTCGATTACTTCGCCTGTTTCAGCATTGACGATTCTTATCATTACTTAACCCCCCATAGAATTGCTGTGCCTTGTCCGATATTTCCAGATGTTGAAGCGAGATCGATTGAAGTAATAGCCGAAGTACTCTTATATCGGAAAGCACCTTCGTCGATCATTTGAGTAGAACCTGATAAATAGTAATGAGCATAAGTAGCGACTTTGTGTGAATTTGTGTTGGAGTAGTTTTCAATTTCCATCACGAAGAAGTTATTGTTGTCGCTATTAACTGCGCCTTGATATGAAGCCCAGATAAAGTTTTGAGCGTTTGCGTAAGCCGCTCCATTAGAAACTCCAGCCTGACCGTAAATTGAAGCAGTTGAATCTGAATTAAAGCGCAGGCGTAGATTTTCTCCGTTAGTTGATGGATACCAATCCTGAACCACTAAAACCAGTTTATTGTAAGTCCCAGCGATACTTCCAATAGATGTTGAAGATCCAGCGATGCTAGTGCTAGCGATCTGCGTATAACCGCCAGAAGTAGCCGCAGCCCATGCGAGACCAGTTGCAGCAGTT